GAAATCGAATTGACCGAACGCCAACTTGATTGCGTCAAACGACGTGAACGCGAATTTGAAATTCTGGACGGTCCCGACAAGGGCAAAGTTGTAACCGGCGGTTCGGAAGAAAACGAAACCGGGGGTTCCGGCGAAAGCGAAAAAACCGAAGGCGGCGGAGGTGAAGACACCCCGGCCAAAGTCACGGTTAAGGACCTGAAAGCGGCCCTTGACGATAAAGGGATTGAATACCCGGCCAACGCCAAGAAAGACGAACTTCAGGCATTGCTTGACGGGGCTTCCGACGGTGAAGATTTGATGTAAGCCCGGCTAAAGCCGATTTTCAAAAGCCTTGCCTTTTCATGGGGCAAGGCTTTTTATTGCCCGCATTATGGCACTTGTTATTGAAGACGGAACCGGCAAGACAAATTCAAATTCGTTCGCAACGGCGGCGGAAACCATCACTTACGCGGAAGACCGGGGCTTTTCTTTTTCGGCGGTTGAAGCGGACGTTGAAAAGCTTCTTATCAAGGCGGCGGACTTCCTTCTTGGACTTGAGCCCCAAATGAAAGGTCTTCGGACGAACCAAAACCAGCGTTTGCCATTCCCCCGGGTCCGGGTTCTTCTTTTCAACAATGTCGATTATATTGCTTCGGACGAAATCCCGGAACGGTTGAAAGAAGTTCAAATGCGTCTTGCTGTTTCCGCTTACGCCAATTCAAACGAACTTGTCCCGGACGGGACTGGGCAAGAGGTTGTCCGGGAAAAAGTCGGTCCGCTTGAAGTCCAATACGCCGAACGCGGGACCGGGACGGTTCACCCGCAATTCAATCAAGCAATGGACCTTCTTGCCCCCTTTCTTGAATTCGGGGGGTCCGGTCAACTCATGGTGGAAAGGTGTTAAACCATGGCTTTTGATTACACAAAGAGCCAAGCAACCGCCCTTCGGCTTATTCAAAACTTTGGGTTTGTAAGCGAAATAAGGGCTTACAACGGGGCTTTTGACGGCGTTGCCGGGACAGTGTCACAAGACTACTCCAAGACGGCGGCAACAGTCGTTACGGTGCCTTCCGGGTCCGGTTTGAAAGACTTTGACGACGCCTTTAGAGAAAACCTAGTTACCGGGAAAGCCCGGGTCTTCTTGGTTGCCGCAAGCGGTCTTGATTTCAACCCGGAACCCGGGCATTGCATCCTGCACGAAAGCAAGCTTTGGGAAATCGGAAGCGGTCCGGGCCAAGGCGGTGTAATGCCGCTAAACCCGGCGGGAACGCCCGTTTTGTTCATTTGCGGTTGCATGGCGGGCGGGCGTGACCCCAACGCGGGAAGTGAGGTTTGACCATGGGTGAATTTGCGGCGGACGTTGGAAAATGGGCGGACAAAGCCCTTGTTGAATTCAATGAACTTCGGAAGGCGGTTATTCTGGAATTGTTTTCTTCCGTCATTCTGGACACCCCGGTTTTGTCCGGGCGGCTTCGGGGCAACTGGCAAATTGCTTCAACCATCTTGAAGGGTGAATTGAAAGTTACGGACCCAGACGGGCGGGAAACAATAATTAAAGTTCAAGACCATTTGAACGGCGAAAAGTTGACCCGGGACAACGTGACGTATCTTACAAACAACTTGCCTTATGCTTACCGAATCGAATATGACGGTTGGAGTCATACCAAAGCCCCGGCGGGTATGGTTCGGAAAAACTTCATTCGGGTTTCAAACAATCTTAAACGGAAAATTGCATAATGGCGGACAGCGATTCAGAAAAAGCCCTTTTGACGGCGGCAAAGACTTTGCTTGAAGCCCAAGGGTTCACGGGTGCTATTAAATGGGAAAACGCCAAGTTTGACCCTTCAGGCAAGACGAAATGGGCAAGTGTTTTCTTCGTCCCGAATGAGCCCGTCCCGGTAACCCTTGGCGAACAAGGGACCGACCGGCAAACCGGATTCCTTCAAATTGACTTCAATGTTCCCCAAGATACCGGAACGGGGGCAATGCGGGCTTGGGCCAATGCCGCCCGGCAAACCTTTGTTGCCGGTAAGTCTTTCACCGAAAACGGGCAAATTGTTATTGTCATGTCCGCCGGAACCGGTCCCGGGAGAAATGTTGACAATTGGTTTCGGAAGTCCGTTACTATTGCCTTCAGAACCGATTTCCAAAGAGCTTCACTTTAACCCATAATAAGTCATGTCCGATTCAGCACGTCACAATCTTTTCTTACTTCTGGAATCCATTTACGGGACAACCCCGGCGGCGGACCCGGAATTTACAGACATTCGCCATACCGGGACAACCCTTGGCCTTTCTAAAGAAGGCTTCCAATCGGAAGAGCTTCATTCGGACCGGCAAATTAGGGACTTCCGGCACGGGGTCAAATCGGTTGCCGGGGATATTAACTTTGAACTGTCTTACGGGACTTTTGACGCAATGCTTGAAGCGGTCCTTTTGGGCACTTGGACGGCGGACGTTCTGAAAGCTGGTGTAACCCGCCGTTCTTTCTCAATCCTTCGCCATTTCACGGACCAAGCGAGCGGGGACAAACCTTATCATCTTTTTTCAGGAGTTGAGTTCAATGCACTTAATTTGACAATTCCGGCTTCCGGCATGGTAACCGGTTCTTTCGGTTGCATTGGCAAAGGGCTTTCGGTTCTCTCCGATTTGACAAGCTTGACGGACGCAACCGGACCGACATTCACGGACCCAACAACGGTTGCCCCCTTCGATTCGTTCACGGGGTCAATTACTGAAGGCGGAAGCACAATTTCGGTTGTCACTGAAGTTTCGCTTTCCTTGGTCAATGGTCTTGCGGTCCGCAATGTCATTGGTTCGGATGAAACCCTTGAACCTTCGATTGGGCGAAGCAACTTGACCGGTTCGGTTACGGCATATTTTGAGAATGCAACGCTTCTTGAAAAGTTCCTGAACGAAACCGAATCTTCTCTTGTCGTGACTTTGGAAGACCCCGCCGGGAACACTTACACAATTACTTTGCCGCGTATCAAATACAACGGCGGTCAACCGGACACTTCCGGGGAAGGGGCAATTACAATCAATTTCCCAATCCAAGCCCTTTACAATGTTGCGGACCTTTCTCAAATCAAGATTGAGCGAAGCGCGGCGTAAAAGGTAGGTTGTTTGTTTGAAAAGGCCCCGGGCGGAATCTTCCGTTCCGGGGTTTTTCGTTGTTGACCGGAAAACGTTTTTCGTTTCGTCTTCACTTATGGAAGACCCATTTAATGAATTCAGCACTTTAACCGAAGCGAACGAAGGTAAAATTCTTCCTTTGTTTCACCCAAAGACCGGGGAAAAAACCGAGCATTGGCTGAAGATTCTTGGCGTTGACTCGGACGCTTATTACAAAGCTGAAACCGCCATGCGTCGGGCAATGCCCGGGATTGAGGCGGAATCAAAAACCCTGAAGGGGACGGAAGAGCAATTGAACTTTATTGCCGAAAAGCAAAAGGAGTGGACCCGCAAAGTTCTTGCGGCGGTCATTGTCGATTGGTCCTTGCCGGAAGAATGCAACGAAGCGAACAAAATCAAGTTCCTGAACCAAGCCCCCCAAATCGCAAAAGCCGTTGACACCTTTATTTCGGACCGTCGGCTTTTTTTCAGGCTCGGGCAAGACAGCTCGAACAATTCGCAAGAAGTGAGTTCGGACTGAGCTTGCCCGTTGAAGGAAGCAAGGACTCAAAGAAAACCCATTTGTTGAAAGTCTGGAAGCAAACGGGGAAGAAGCCCCAAGAGCTTCAAGAGCAACCGGAATGCCCCCAAGAATTCGTTTACATTTGGGGTTGGTTCCTTGACCTAATGCCGGGCGGGGGCTTCTCTTGGGCAAATTTGGACGCTTGGGCACGTCTCACGGGGATAAATCCGACCGCTTACGAAACAAGGTTGCTTTCCCGCTTACAAACCGTCTATTCTTCGGCGGTAAATGGAAAACGTAACAAGCCTAGTTCTTAAAGTCGAAAGCGGACAAGTCACCTTGACACGCAAGGAACTTGACAAGCTTTCGGGTTCGTCTGTCCGGGCGGAAAAGACAACGGACAAAGTGACAAAGGCTTTCACCCGGCTTCTTGGCCCTTTGCTTGCGACGGTTTCAGCTTACAAAGGGCTTCAAAAACTTGTAAGCACAACCCGGGAATTTGACATTCTGAACGCTCAATTGGTTACGGCAACCGGGTCCGCCGAAAACGCGGCAATTGCATTCGAAGCAATTCAGGACTTTGCAACCAATACCCCCTTCCAGCTTCAGGAAGTGACCGAATCCTTTGTTCAATTGGTCAACCGGGGGCTTGACCCTTCCGAAGAGTCCTTGACCAATGTTGGCAACTTTGCGTCCGCGTTCGGGCGTAATATCTTAGACGCAACCCGGGCAATCGGGCAAGCGACAACGGGCGAGTTCGAAAGCCTGAAGCAATTCGGGATTGTTGCCCGGAAGGAAGGAGACCGGGTCAAGTTCACGTTCCGGGGCATGACAACCGAAGTTGCCTTTAATGCCCGAGAAATTCAAGGTTACTTGAATGACCTTGCGGCAAACAACTTTGCCGGGGCAATGGAAGAGCGAATGAACACCCTTGACGGTGCTTTATCGAATCTTGCCGACTCATGGGACAAGTTTTGGCTCACCGTTTCGCAAAGCGGTTCCGGGGCGGTGATTGAGGAAGCGGTTCGCGGGCTCATAATGTCAATTGAAACCTTGACCGCCATGTTGCAAACCGGGGACGCGGCGGACGGCATGAACGAACTTGTCTTTGAAGCTGAAGACTTGCGGGACGCCTTCCTTGCTGTCGGCATGGTGACAAATCGACTTTGGAAGACAACCAAGCTTGGGACCAAGTCCGGGGAACTGGCAATTCTTGGTCTTTCAACTGTAATTTCGGAAGTGCTTTACGGGTCCCTTATCGGTGCCGCCGATTTGGTTGAACTTCTAATCAATAAATCAGTTGGCGGGGTCAACCAAGCGATTGACGCAATCAATGACTTGTTCAACAAGCTTCCGCAAAAAGCTCGGGAACTGATTGGGCTTGAAAGCGAAATTCCGTCAATCGAACTAGATTTTGACATTGATACAACCAATCTTGAGCATTACCGGGAAGTTTACCGGGCGGCAACGGTAAGCACTAAGGACGAATGGTTGAAGCTTTACGACGAACTTGCCAACGCGGACGAAGCGTTTCTTGCCCGGGTAAGTGCATCTTTGGACAAGCTTGCCGCCGGGGGTGCAACGGGACCAGACCGTTTACGCGGCTTCGGCGTTGGGGGTGACGGCAATGACGGCCCGACTTCGGAAGAGTTGCGGGCACAAGACGCGTTTGAAAAGTTGCGGGAATCTTTGCTTACTGAAGAAGAAGCGATTCAAGAAAGTTACGAGAAGCGAAAGCAAATCATTCTTGATTCGACTTTGACGACGGAAGAAGAAAAAGCCCGAATCATGGACCGGCTTGAAAAAGCTCACGCGGAAGAAATCCGGCAATTCGAAATGCAACGTTGGAACACCGCCCTTTCAAGCTTTGACGACTTCCAAAACAATCTTCTTGTCCTTGCCCGGACGGGCTCAAATGAGCTTGCCGGGATTTACAAGGCGGCGGCAATAGCCAACACCATTATCAAAACGTATGAGTCCGCAACGTCGGCTTATGCGGCAATGGCGGGAATCCCGATTGTCGGCCCGGCCCTTGGCGCGGCGGCGGCGGCGGCGGCGGTTGCGGCGGGTCTTGCAAATGTTCAGGCAATCGCTTCCCAACAAGTCGGCAACTATGCAACCGGCGGCATTGTCCCGGGCAACAGCTTCAACGGGGACAACCTAAACGCCGGGGTCAATTCCGGGGAAATGATTTTGAACTTTTCCCAACAAAAGCAACTTCTGGACATGGCAAACGGCAAGGGCGGCGGGTCAAAACCCATAACCGTCAATGTCCAGAATTATGGCAACTCGGATGTTGAAGTTTCCGAAGAAGACGCCGGGGAAGAACGTATTATCAACATTGCCGTTGGGCGGGCGAAGCGGGAGACCAAAAGGGAACTTGCTTCAGAAATCCGAACCGGGACCGGGGACGTTTCCCGGTCAATGGAGTCTTCTTACAACCTGAAACGGGGGACCGCGTAACATGGCAACTTCAATTGATTACCCTTCGGCACAACTGCCCCGAATGACCCGGCGTTTCCGGTCCCGGAAAAACCCCGGGGTAAAGACAACCAAGTTTGCAACCGGGCGGGTCCGGCAACGTAATCCTTACGACGATTACCGGCGGGCGGTTGACCTTGAATTTGAGTTTACCCAAAGGGAACTTGATTTGTTTACGGGTTGGTTTTCATACACCTGCAACAATGGGGCTTCGTCCTTCAATATCGAACTTTATCTTGATGCGGACGATTACCAAACTTACGAAGTCTTACCGATTGAAGGCAAATTTTCGTCTTCTTACTTTGGGGTTGGTTATTACCGGGTAACCCTTCCGGTCCTTGTCCGGGACGCTTTGTTTGTTTCCGCCGAAGTGGTTGAATTGTTCCAGTTCTACGGGGACAGCTTTGAATCTATGCTTGCCGCCGGGGACGAACTTGACATTTTCGTAAATCAAACCCTTCCGCCTAATTTCCAATTATACACCGTTTAAGCCATGCCAACACTCAAAGAACAAGTTGAAGCGGTCGTTGCCGACCTAGTATTGAACGAAGCCCGCCTTGACGTTTGGGTGAATGGGACCGATTCCCAAGATTACACCACAAGCGGCGGGGCAACTGTCCCTTCCATCAGGAAATTCATTGCTGAAACGTTCAAGTTTCAAGGCACTTATGCCGCCGGGGGGACCAATTACACAATTGGGCAAACCTTCAAAGGGGCAACCGGGGACGACCGTTACAAAATGTTCCGGGTGACGGCAAATTTTACTTCAACAACTTTCGCCGGGGATTCGGCAAGCTACGAAACGCTTTTTGACTTTGCCCAAGTGGTTGCCGACGCCGAAACCGCACAAGCGGCGGCGGAAACCGCACAAGCGGCGGCGGAAGCGGCACAATCGGCAACCGAAGCCGTTTTTGACAGTTTTGACGACCGGTATCTTGGAACCTTTGCTTCGGACCCGACACAAGACAATGACGGCAACGCCCTTCAGGACGGTGCTATTTACTGGAATACCACAAGCAACACCCTTCGCTTTTATGACTTGGGCAATACGGTTTGGGTTGACCCGACAACGGACGCGGCGGCTTCAGCTTCGGCGGCGGCAGCAAGTGCCGCTAATGCTGCTACTGCTGTTGCTGGTAAAGCCTTTGCGGGTGGGGTGCAGTTTGCCAAAACAAGCCCAACTTCCACCACAGATTCAGGGAATGCAGTTGTTCCCGCACATCTTGATTTCTCGAAGCCTTTTTCAATCTCAGTTATTTGCAGTTTTGACTACACTTACACTCAAAGTGAGAACGACAGTATTGCTGCCGTTTTTCAGGGGGGTGGAACGGGCGCAGGGGTTATTCTTGACCGTTGGCGCGTGGATGACAACACCTTTGATGATTCCGAAATCATCATCGATTTGGGCACTCGATATGGAACAGGCTACATTGCAGACTCCGCGAGGACATACCATTTTGTTGTCACTTTTGATGGTTCTGACCTAAAATTCTACGCGGACGGGGTTCTTGAATTTACCCAAGCTTCTGCAGATGTTTCAAACGCCCCAGATGGTAATATCATCCTCGGTGAGGATGTTGCTGGTTTTAGCCAACTAGCTGGTTCTCTTTGTGATTTTGCCACCTTCAACCGCGCCCTCTCGTCAGCAGAAGCAGCAGCACTTTACAACCAAGGCTTGCAAGGTTGGCTTGCTGCCAATCCTGGAAACAAGTGGGGCAGCCCAACGGCAGAAACGGAAGACTTTGAGGATGGGACCACAACGCTGAGCCCTGGGTTGTCTCTTAGTGGTCTCACTGTAAATGATTTCGGTGGCACCGAGGCGAATTACGATGGAGTCGCGGACCCAGACGGTATTGGAGGGGCTTCTAGCGGGGACCACTGTTATAAATTTACTGTTGGTGCCGGGATAAATGGGATTCGTATAGGGTATAGTGGCGGTGAGGGTCTTTTCTTGATTAGTTTTGATTATTACAACCCATCGGCAAACACCCCTGACCTGAGTTGGGCCTCGCCAGATGTTACTGTTTTATCTGGCAACCTTTCCACTAAGGATGCGTGGACATCTGTGGCTTGCTTGGCGTACGTTTCTTCAACCAATGGCCCTATTTTGAGAGTTCAGGAAGATGGAGCAACTAGCTATTACGACAATTTTGAAGTGACCAAACTAGGTTGCCTTGCTGCCCTGCCGATGGATGAAGGAATTGGCTACCAGTTACATGACCTGTCGGACAACAAGTTTGATGCTCTGCTTTCCACAAGTGGCTTTGAGCATTTGAAGCCAAAGCGCGAAGGCTTCATTCGGGATTTTAACGTTGACGCTTACAATGGGGGTAGTGGTGAGGTTGAACTTGTTTCAAGTTCCCGGGATATTTTACCGGCAAATTGTGTTCTTGTTGACGGGTCTGTTCGAAACAATGGCGGGGCGGCAATTACCGCCGGGGCGTTGGACGTTAAAAGGTCCGACCGGACAACCCGAAACACGGTTGGCGACAATAACGGAATCCTGAACGCGGGGAACGTTGAAGGGATTACGTTTACAACCGATCAAATCCCGGACGACAACAATATTGCCTTGGACGCTTCAACCGATTCGGACGCAACGGACGTTGACGTTCGGGTTGACTACGAAATGATTGACTAAAGGGGACCTTATGAACGAACCATATTTGCAAACCGTAACGCTTGAAGGCTTCCATTTCCGCAAAGCGGGCAAGGGTGGGGCTTACCGTGCCAACCTATCACAAAGCCCGCTTGAAGGCGGTTTTGGGGCAACATGGGACCCGGAAACGTTGACCTTGTCTTACTTCACCCCCAACCCGGACGACGAAGAAGGCAATCCGGTTGAACCAACCCCACAAGAACTTGTTTTCACCCAAGCGGAAATTGACGCTGCCCGGGACGCTTTGTTTGGGTTCAACTTGGAAGCCAAAAAAACGGCCAAGATTGGGGTCATTGCCAAGAATTGTGAAGCCGAATACACGGCGGACTTTGTTTCAAGCGATGGAATCCCTTTGCGGGCTCACGTTGAAGCAAACATTGACGTGCAAATGCTCATTGAGTCATTGGCCCCCCTTGAAGTGTTTCCCGGTTATAAATGCGCGGACGGGGTCTTTCGGGACATTACCCGGGAACAATTCCAAACCGCCCTTCTGGAAGGTGTAACGCGGAAAGTGACCGCCTTTGCCAAACGGAAGACATTGACGGACCAAGTCAACGCGGCGGCAAACCAAACCGAACTTGAGGCAATCCCAAATTGGATTTAAGATATGACAAATCAATTTGCCGAATCCGTCCCTTACGTAGCCGGTGCCGCAACCGCCTTAATTGGCGTTGTCGGGCAAGCGGACGTTTCCTTTTGGCTTCAAGCGGGCATGGCGGGGGTTGTCGTCCTTCTTTTGCTGAAGTTCTTCCCGATGCTTATGAAGCATCTTGAAGAGAAGGACAAACGGCACGAAGAAACCATTCGAAACATTGTTGAGCGCAACGAGAAAAAAGACGAAGCTTGGCAAAAAATAGTTTCGGACCGGGGAATTTGCCCGGTTTCAACTGACAACCAAAACCAACAATGAAAAAGAAAATCCACACACTACTAACAGTTACGGCGGTTTGCTTCGCCGGGCTTTTCCTTACCGGTTGCGACTTTGACGAAGTCGCGGGCTTTGCCGTTTCTGAAACCGGGGGCGAATATGTTGTTACTGACACCTTTGACAACACCTTGACTTTTACTCGGGACCAAGCCCGGCAAATTGCGGACTTGGGGCAAGACGACGCCCAAGCTTTCCTTGACGCCCGTTTTCGTTCCAAGTTCCCGGAAAGTTACGCGGACCCCGAAGCGGAATTTGCAATTTCCGAACAAAGGACGGTCCCGGTTGACGTGCAAGTTTCCCCGGGGGCTCAAGCTTTGGCAGAAGTTCCCGGAACGGTTGCCCCCGGCGTCGGGACGGCGGTCAGTGTCGGCTTGAATACGTTGTTGGGGCTTGGACTCATAATTTACCGGCAAAGGAAGCTCAAGCAATTGTCACGCAAAGACGCGGCGTTGAACGGTGCCGGAAGACTCATTGACGGCATTTACAACGTTGCGGAAGTCATGCCCGACAAAGACCAAGGAAGGCGGGTTGTCCGGGCGGTTGAACAGGGACTTGACCTTGTCGAAAGCGTTGCCGGTGCCGCCGAAGAACTGAAACAAGCGGTCAAACGGACGGAAACCCCTTCAATTGACACAAGGGTTTACGAATAAGCCCCATTTCAGGATTTACTTAATCCCCGGTTAAGCTTAGCTTGCCGGGGATTCTTTTTGCCATGTCACGCGGACCCAACTTTAAACCCTCAGCAAAAGACCCGAACCCGGTTCAAGCATGGTATGACCGTCTTGAAAAAGGACGTTTCGGGGGCAATGCCCCGCTTTGCCAATGGATAGGACCGGACCTTTGGCTCTATCACCCGGACAAGCATTTCCCTTTTTTCTTTGAACGGGCGAACGGCGAAAGGATCACCCCCGGCGAAATCCGGGGTGGTTTGGTATCATTTGACACCGACGGCGGAAGCATTCCCGATTATGTCCGGGGCTTGCCCAATATGTCCCGTTGGCACTTCGGCGGGGCTTATTTAATCCATGATTGGGAATGGCATTTGCATTCACAAGGTTGGCCGGTCCGCTCGTTTCAAGAAACAAACCTTGTCTTGTGTGAAGCGGTGAAGACACTTATTGAAGACGGTTACATTTCGCACGACTCTTTTCAAGGAGACGCCGGGACGGTCCGCAATATTTACCGGGGCGTCCAAAGCCCTTTTGCCCGCCATAAATGGGACAACCACACAAAAGCCAAACAAACCCCTTTAGACAATGCCGAACACTAGCTTAGACGACGCCATAAAGGAAGCTTACGCCCAAGCCAAAGAAGACGTTACAATTTTTGAAACCCTTGAAGTTGTTTCCGGAACCGCTTCAAGTGAACGGGAACATATTGAAGTTGTCTTTGTTCTGGATACTTCCGGTTCAATGGGTAATGAAATTGTTTGGCTCAAGAACGCTTTGCCAAGTCTCTTTTCAACGCTTCAGACTGAGTTTGTTTCGGTCCGTTTTTCCCTCATATCTTTTGGGCAATCCGCCAACAGTGGAAACCCAATCTTACAATCCGCATTTGTTACGGACCCTTCCCCAATTGTCACAATTTTAAATGGGCTTACCGCAAACGGAAGCCGGGAACCGGTGTTTGACGCAATCAGTTTGGCAACCCAACAATTCGGTTGTTCGGCTTACAATGTTTACAAGTGCATTGTCGTCATTACCGACGAAGACGGCGAAGACTCCGGGCAAATTGAAAGCCAAGGGTCTATCTCGGTCAAGCTCGCTTCAAAGGGTTTAACCCTTCACCAGACTTGGGCAAGTTCCGGTTCGTCCGCCCTTCGGACGCTTCAGGAAGAAACCCTCGGTTCATACATTCGCCGGACCAACGAAACGGATTTTAATGCGGACACCCTTGAGGCCCTCCAAAATGCCATTGTTGTGGACCCGAACCTTGAACCCATTTACATGGTCCAATGTCACGAAGAGAAAGAATTTACCCTTGAGACGGGCGAAACGGTAACCTTTGAACCCGTCGGCTTCCGGTTCCAGCTTCCCGGGCAAAATGACCGGGGCGTTTCCGAACTAAATATTGCAATTGACAATGTTGACCGGCGAATTGGGGATTTTATCAATTCCGCTCAAACTTTTGACGCCCCGATTTTGGTCCGTTACCGTCCTTACTTGTCAACGGACACTTCCGCCCCCCAACAAGACCCGCCCCTTGAATTGGTCTTGTCGGACGTTCGGGTAACTCAATTTGAAGTGACCGGGCGGGCAACGTTCGCGGACATTGTCAACTTGAAGTTCTTAACCGAATATTACAACCGTTGCCGGTTCCCTTCGTTGGGCAATACCTAATGGAAGCTTTTGAATTAGTCGGCAAGCCTTGGGTCCCGGGCGGGCGTGGTCCGGCGGCGTTCGATTGTTGGGGCTTGGTCATGTTTTGGATGGCAAACAAGACCGGACAAGACTTGCCGGACTTCCCGGCGGAAGCAACGGACGTTTTGGCGGTCACAAGGTCTTTTCAGGAAGAACGCAAGAACAAGACCCAATGGGAGCAATTGGCGGTTCCTGAAGTCAATTGCGTCGTTGCCATGGGGCGGAACAAAACAATCAATCACGCCGGGGTTTATTTGGGCGAAGGTTTGGTTTTGCATTCTTCCCGGGACTCGGGCAAAGTCGGCATTCAGAAAATTGACCAATTGCGGCGGCAATGGTCAAATGTCCATTTTTTCAAATACCATGATTGGCGTTGTTCAGATTCTTAACCCATTTGAAGCCGGGAAACCCGGCTCTTACAAAGGAACTTCGGTAAACCCGGGTTCAAGCGTTTGGAGTATTTTAAAGGGTCTTGGCATCACGAACCGGGACCAAGCCTTTGTTGTCTTCGTTGACGAAACGCCGGTTCTTGAAGAAAGCGGACAATGGAACAAACCCCTTGAAGACGGGCAAACGGTCAAAATTTGCCCGGTCGTTGAAGGTGGAATTGTGGTCTTGATTATTGCCATTATTGCAATTGCCGCAGTTGCAATTGCTTTAACTTTGACGGTCCCCATTCCGTCAACCCCCAAGCTTGCCGAACCGGACCCGGTTTACAGTTTACGCGGGCAAACCAACCAACTGAAACTTGGGGACCCTATTGAATGCCCTTACGGGCGGGTTCGGCTTTGGCCTAGCTACGGGGCGAAGCCCTACAACCAATATATAAACAATGAGTCTTTCCAATACCAATTGTTTTGCTTGGGGCACGGTCAATTTCAGATTGAGCAAAACGAAGGACAAGACCATATTTTAATTGAAGACACCCCAATTCACGATTTCGCGGACATTGAATACGAAGTTGTTGGACCAAATGAAGACGTGACCCTTTTCCGGGATAATGTTCAAACTTCGTCCGAAGTCGGAAGCGTAGAACTTTACGGACCGAATGAAGGCGAATATGATTCTTGGTTTGAAGCGGTTGCCAACGACGCCGGGACGACAACCAACTTGATTGAAGTTGACGTTATTTTACCCCGGGGTCTTTACCGTCAAAATGATTCGGGCGGGCTTCAAAGAGTGACCGTTGAGGCAACTTTTGAATACATCCTTATTGACGATGCTGGAACAGAGTTGGGGGCTTGGACGAATTTGACCAACTTTTCAAAAAGTTTGGCAACGGTAAATGCAAAACGTTTCACCCTTTCTTTGTCGGTCCCTTATGGACGTTACAAAGTCCGGGGACGCCGGACAAACAACGCAAGCAATAGCCATAAAGTTGGGGGCACCCTTGTTTGGGAAGCTCTGCGGGCTTATTTGCCCAACGTCGGGAATTACGGGCAAGTCACCATGCTTGCGGTCAAAGCCCGTGCAACGGCAAATTTAAATGACCAATCGGAACGCAAATTTAATCTTTACGTCACCCGGAAGCTTCCGATTTACAACACGGGAACCGGCACTTGGTCAACCGCAACGGCAACCCGCAATCCGGTTTGGGCTTTTTGCGATATTTTCCGGGCAACCTATGGGGCGAACCTTGCGCAAAAATACCTTGACCTTGACTCGTTGGCGGCAACGGCGGCAACCCTTGACACCGAAGAAAGTTATTTTGATTGGGTGTTTGATTCTGAAGTTACAGTTTGGGACGCGGCAAAAGTCGCAAGCCGGGCGGTTCGGGGAATTCCACTTTTGTCCCCTTCCCAAGTTTACATTCAGTTGGACCGGCCCAAGACCGTGGTTCAACACCTTTTCAACGGGGAAAATATTGTTGAAGACAGTTTTGAAAGAAAAGTAACTCTTTGGAAGCCGGAAGAATTTGATTCGGTTGAAGTGGAATACCGGGACCCGGACACTTGGAAACAAGAACGGGTTGTTTGTGCTTTGCCCGGGTCTTTCGGGGACAAACCGAAGAAAATCATTCTTTCCGGGGTGACGGACCGAAACAAAGCATTCCATGAAGGAATGTTTTTAGTCTCAACTAAGAAATACCAACGGGAAGAAGTCACCTTTACAACCGGGGTTGAAGGGCTTCTTGCGACTTACGGGGACCTTATCAAAGTCGAATTTGATTGCTTGGGCATTGCTGAAACCGTCGGGGGTTTCATTGAATCAATCGAAGAAGACAACGTGACAATAAATCTTACCCGGGAAGTCAATTTTGATGATTCTTACAGTTACCGCTTGTTTATCCGGGGCAAAGACGGGACGCCTTACGGACCTTACACGGTAACCGCCGGGGCAAATTCAAAACAAGTTGTTTCGGACACTGAAGTTTCAAGCAACATTGTTTTCAACTCATTTGCTGAAGCCCCGCTTTTCATTTTTGGGCGGTCGGTAAGCTTCGGGAAAGATTGCGTCATTACCGGGCTTCGTCCTTCTGACAACGACACCGTTGAAGTGACCGCCGTTGTTTATGATTCTAGAATTTACGCTTACGACAACGTTGACGCCCCGGAATTAAACAACCCTTCCGTCTTGCCGCCAAATATCGCCTTGCCAACGGTGACCGGGGTTGGACTAAACCGGGTTGAAGGGGACCTTTTCAAAATTACTTGGATTGGGTCCGCAAGTGCCCAATATTATATTGTGCAAACTTCCCCGGACGATTTACCCCTTTTGGATTCGGACAAAACTTGGGAAACAATCGGACAAACGGAAGCAACCTTTTTCGAGACAACACTTTTGACGGAAACCGCTTACATTCGGGTTGCCGCCGTCAACTTGGGACAAGGCCCTTGGGCTTATTATGAAGAGCTAATTGAGGGGGCAACCCGGGTCACACAAGGCACAACAACCGAACAATCCTTTACACGGGTCACGCAAGACGGCAACATTAGAACAACTCAACCTTAAAAAATCATGGCAAATTCAACCATTCAAGACTTGTCGGAAGCAACCGACGTAAACCGGGCAACAACGGCAATTGAAGTCGAAACCGACGCCCCCGCTTCCCGGAAAATGTCAATTCGCAACGCCATGGGTATGGGTTGGGCTTATTACGAAGACGGGACTTACACAAGCGGAAGCCCCCTTTCGGTCAACAACGCCTTGGTCCAGTTGCTTATTGACGGGTTGGGCGCAAACACGGAAAAAGATCAATTGCCGGTTAATTCAAGCGGGTCCGCAATTGAGCTTTGGAACACTTTGACGGATAAAATCACCCCCATAAATGTCGGGGACGCTTATGACTTGCGGCTTGATTTCCAAGCTTCGACGGCAACCCCTTCCACTTACATGGACTTGAAGCTTGATATTGGGACCGGGACGCCAAACAACATTGTTACAAGGACATTGACCTTCCCAAAAGGCACGGGAACCGCTCATTCCTTCAGCGTTGGTTTCCCAATTTTCACTTTGGCGACATTCCTTTCCAACGGGGGGAAACTCATGTTGGACACAACCGGGCTTGGGGCGAACGTTTCGGTTTGGGATATTGGTTTGTTTATTAAACGGGATTACGCTTCAGCTTAATCAAGCGACTTTCGCCAATTCCTGAAGGTTTTTGACGGCGGCAAGAAAAGCCCGTTCGTTGTCGTGCTTCTCTTCAACGGCGGCAATTGCGGCGTCGTCAAAGGTGCCGGGAACGGTCAAACGGAAAATCCGGGTTTCTTGGTCTTGACCGGTCCGGGCAAGGCGGGCGTTCCATTGGTTGTATTCTTCGGGGGAATAGGTTTGCGAAAACCAACAAGTTGACCGCCCGCCATGCTGAAGACCGTCAACGCCATGCCCAATTGAAAGCGGGTGAGAAACAAGGAATTTGATTTTGCCTTTTTGCCAACGCTCAAGGCTTTCGTCGGTGAACAATTCCGCCCCCGGGCAAGCCTGAAGAATCCGCGTTTGCTCATGGCGGAACTTCGTTGCCACAAGAAGCGGTTCGCCAAGGTCTTTTTGCAACTTCACAAGGGCTTTTATTTTGGCGTCGTGGACAAAGCCAACGTTCTTTTCTTCGTCATAGATTGCCCCGGACGTTGCTTGAAGAAGCTTTTGAATAAGTGCCCCTTGATTGACGGCAACGACTTCAAACGGGGTTCCCCGCTTCGTTTCACGTTCAAGGATCGCCAAGAACTCTTTTTGAAGCTCTTTATAAACCTTCCAAGCGGACCGGGGCAAAGAAACTTCAATGTCTTCGGTGACAGTTGGCGGAATGTTCAACCAATCTTCGGAACGAAGGGTTAAAGCCATGTCCGCAACCCGCTTTTGAATGAACTTTTCCGCCCCGGGGCGAAGAATAAATTTCGGGTATTGTGAATAAATGTTGTCCGGTTCGAAGTAAGCCTTCTTGAAAGCGGTGTAATTTGTCCCCAACCGTTGCCCGTCGTCAAGAAGCCGGATTTGGGCGAAAAGGTCCAAGTAAGAATTCGGGGTTGGGGTCCCGGTCAAACCCCAATGCCTTGTGAAGAGCCCCCGGAAGTCCCGGAACCCGTGAACCCGCTCTTTGACCTTTACAACGTTTCCAAGGCGGTTGACGCGGGTTACCGGCTTGCCCGTCACCTTGTCCAGAATAACCCGGTTGTAACCATTTATTCTCTTTGCGCTTGGGTTCTTCGCTTTGCTCAATTCGTCCCAAACAACCGTGTCAACCGGCAAGTCTTCCGGGCTCTTCCCCTTCAAATGATTTTTGCAAAATTTGGGGATTTGCTCATAATTCAAAGTGTAAATATCCGCCGTCCCTTCTTCCCATGCCTGAAGCCCTTCTTTTGTCCGAAGACAAGCAAGCTTCATGTAACGGAAGTTGTCCCATTTCTGGACTTCATGGGGCCAAGTCAGGACCGCAACCCGAAGCGGGGCAATGATAAGAAGCCCTTTGCCTTGCCCGTCCTTCATAAGCCAGTCAAAAGCGGCTAAGACGGACGCGGATTTGCCAAGACCCATGCCAGCGAACAAAGCGGCATATTGGCGAACCTTGAGCCAATCAATAGCAAGGCGTTGATGTTCAAGCGGGGTGAACTTCACAAAGATGCCTCAATTTTAGCGATTTGCTCACGTTGGGACCGGGTAAGGGTCCGCAATTTGTCAAGATGGCGGACTTCCCGGCGGTCCACACTGGACAGGGTCCGCCAATTCTTTGAGGTGTTGAGTTTCCGCAAGACTGTCTTTGCTTCAAAGAAGGTTACCAGTTTTTTCATAAAATCCAAAATTTAAGCGTTTCTTTCCCATCTTCAAAACTGTCCGCCCAATCCGCAAAGCCTTTGTTCCCGCGAATTTCTTCAAGCCTTTTCAATTGCAAAGCCGTCGGACGTTCGCCCGGGGCTTTCAGTTCAAGGAACAAAACTTTCCCGGAAGGCCCAATAAAAATGCGGTCCGGGACGCCCCGGTTTGCCGGTGAAGACCATTTGTAAGACAAGCAACCTTTGTCCTTTGCCCAACGGGTGAGCTTCTTTTCAATCTTCGCTTCTTCACCCATTGGAAAGACTCAAGCGTTCTTCATAGCACGTTGCCCGCCTTCGGTTTGCCGAATCTTCGAAAAGATGGTTTCCCGTTCTTTCTTCTGAATGCGGACAACCAATTTTTCAAGGATTGCCGCCCGGGGTGCTTCCCGTTCAAGTTCAAGCACAACCAACCGTTTCAAATCGTCTTCGGATGGTTCGGCTTCGTTGACCTTGGCAACGAACTTGTTCCAGCTTTGAAGGTAACCGGCGGCGTCCAAGCGTTCGCGGTCTTTGGCGGTCAATGCGGGGGTCTTCGGAAATAGTTTCATAAGGTGAAGAAAAACGGTTTTTGTTTAGCGGTCAATACAAATCCCCTAGAAGGCACTTGCGTTTAAAATCGGGGTCTTGGTCAAAGTATTCACCCAAAGCGGCGGCAACTGCGTTTTTCTTCTCTTCGGTCACATCGGCAAAAGCATTCAGGACCCCGTTGAAATGGCCTTTGACAACCAACCATTCAAAAACCCATTCTTGCCATTCCTCATTGTCTTCCAGTTCGTCAACAATTGTTTGACCTTCAAAACCATGTAACCAAAGCCGGGCTTCCGGTCGGTCAAGTCCTTCAACATGGTCTAAAATTTCCCTTCGGCATTCTTCAAAGTCAATTTCGCCAATCAGTAGTTCGGGAAATTCCAAACGTGGAAGCATTGAAGCGAAAGCTTGTTCTTCCAGATAATTGGCGACTTCGGCGGCAAGCTTTGGGTTGCCGTTCAGTCGGTCCGCAATTTGCAAACCTTGTTCAATTATTTTGCTCATAAGTCTAGTCTTTCTTATAGAATGGGACAAACCCGCCTTCAGCTTCAAGGGGTAAACCTTCCGCCCAATCAGGAAGGGTGCAAAGAGCCCGGCAAAAGTCTTCCGGGTCTTGCCCCGGTTCCCATTCGGCAAGGGCTTGGTCATGCACAAGCATGAAGATTTTGAACCCTTGGCGTTCGGCTTCAAGTGCCCCTTCGGTCATAAGGTCCCCGGCAATGGCTTGAACGGCGTTTTCCACAAGGGACCCGCCGTAAGTGCCGATCCGTTGCCACTTGGACAACCGCTTGCCAATAAAAGTCAATTCCCGGTCTTCCCGGACTTCCGGGGCGGTCTTTTGCTTGTCCGCCGGTAAGTCCTTGTTCTTCTCTTCAATCACCTTCGCAAGCTTTCTTTGGAAAATTTGGGCGGATTTCGGGGTGTTGAATTTTTCCAACTTCCCGGCATGGAAAACAAACCAAACCGGCACAAGTTTGGGGTGCGGGTAAATCAAGTTGTGACCGCTTGGAAGTTGCATAATCAAAGCGGGGAAGCCGGGCTTTCTGGTTGCACAAAAACGGACCTTATCGTTGGCTTCGACAATCTTGCCGGGGTTGTTGAAGGCTTCCTTTGCGGCGGCTTCCATGGACCGCCAAAGGGCAACAACCTTGTAATTGACTTCCCGAAAGGTCTTCACCGCTTTTTCTGAAAGCGATTGCGAAAGTTCCCGCCCGAACTGTAAAGCGGTTCCCCGGAACTTTTCCGCCCCCATGCCGTAACCGCAACCCAAGACCGATTGTTTCCCGACAAATCGTTGGTCCTTAGTCACGTCGTCAACTTCAACGTCAAAAATCTTGGAAGCCATGGCGACATAAGGGTCTTTTTTGTCCCTGAAGAGTTGCAACCCGTCTTCTTGTCCGGCAAGCCAAAGCACAATTCGGGCTTCAATTGCTGAATAATCCGCGTCAAGAAATTGCCCGGGTTCGGTTTCTTCGGGCTCAATAAAATGCCGAATGCAACTTGCGATTGCTTCAAGCGGGCTTTCGTAAATCAGTTCAAGGGCTTCAACGTCCATGTTGCCGGACTTCAAGACCCGGTAAAGATGCTCAGTCTCGGCAATGGTCGGACGGCGGAAATTTTGCGGTTGGATAATTTTGCCCGCCCAACGGTGCGTTCTTTCCGCCCCGGACCAAAGCAGAGAACCCCTTACCCGGTCGTCTTCAGGACAAGCGGCGTTCAACATGGTCGGAATTTTCTTCAAAGCGGCGAACCCGGACAAACGTTTGAGCTTTAGGGCTTCGAAGGCTTCCGGGTCCATGCCGATTGCCGCCGGTCCGTCTTCAACGACTTTGTCAACGGTTGCCGTTTGCATGTTCTTCCCCGGGTAACCGCGTTCTTGCAACCATTCAAGGACCTTGGCGGTTTGTGTCGGGGCAAGACCGGTCATTTCCTGAAAGCGGACCCGAACCTTGCCGTCAAATTCGTTTACAAGCTTGTCCGCTATTTCCAACGCCCGGCGGTTAATCGGAACGCCCCGTTCGTTCATCCTCATATCAAAATGGAACGCTTCAAGAACGGTCCCTTTCAGTTCAAAGGCGGCAAGCTTCTTGTGCAATGCCATTTCGGTAACAACGTCTTGTTTGCAATATTCCCCGAATTCCCGGAACGCTTCGGGGTCGTCCTTCGGGAGTATCCGCGTCAACGGTTGTTTCTTCGTCGGCTTTTGGGGCATTGAAAACATTTTAATAAGCTCTTTGCCCCGCTTGTCCTTTTGAACGTCCAGTTCAAGGAAGGCGGCGGCTTGTTCCAAGCTGGAAGGGATTGCCGCCCGGCGGCTCATTGCGGCGGTGCAACGCCATTGCTCAAGCCGGGGGCAAGGAAGGTCAAAAGTCCTTTCCCAATGATACCGGCAAACGGCGGCTTCAAATTGGGCGTTGTGCGCGTAAATGACCGCTTCGGGGTCTTCGGACATTTCCTTGAGCAGAGCCAACGCCTTGGGCTTTTCAGGTTGTCCAGTGACGGACCAAAGCAAAGGGGTTTCCCCTTCCCGGGCAATGGCGCAAAGAAGAATTTCCGTTGAAGGGTCGGCGGCATATCGGTAAGCCCCGAAGTTCTTCAAGTCCGCTTTGCTGAAGGTTTCGAAGTCCAAGTGATAAATCATGCTTTATTTGCTTTAACTATTTTCTTTGACCAAGTGGCAGCTTGAAAAGTTATGTCCGTTCCAACAAACCAAACCCGCCCCTTACGTTGAATAATTTCAGTTGCTTCCGGGAAGTCTTCTTTGATTTGTGCAAGGGCATGAACCCGGCAAGGTTGGGTTACTTCGCCTAATCTTTTGCCATCTTCTCGAAAAATGTAAGCGGTTGCCCGGTTGTGGGCGCAATTTAAATCATATCCAATCTTCATAATTAAAAGAAAAACGTTTTTCGTTTAGCGGTCAAGCCTTAAAACGGATTTTCTTCGTTTTCTTGGTCCCGGGTCTTCTGAAGAATTTCAACTTGGGCAAGAACCCGGTCCGCTTCCTTCAGGTAAGCTTTAAATTTCTCTTCGTTGCCACAAGCGAATTTAGCAAGGGCACGGGCAATTGGTTCGGCGGGGTCGGTCATGTTTTCAACTAAATGCGAACAATTTTCAATCCAAGTTAAAACCCGGATATTGTCGGCTTGGTAAGGTTTTGAAGGGTCAATGCGGTCAATTGTAAGGTCGGTAAATTCTTTGCCCTTCTTGGACAAGTAACCGGTTTTTTCGCAAAAGCTCTTGAATTCTTCGAAGGTCAAAAGGAAAGGAATGCTTCTCTTGCGGGCGGATTGGCGGACGGTCCTGAATGCGTATTTGTAAGGGTGTTTCAAGCGGTGCTTGCGGCATTTGCATGTTTCACAATCCCGACGACCGGTCCGGGCGGGGCGGGCGCAACCCCAATGGATGCAAACGCCCGCCCGGATATTGGAAAGCCGGGTTTTCTCGCTTACCTCTTTGAAAAGGTATTTGTGCGGAAAACCCGGCTTGTTCATAATAAGGCGGACCCGGAGGGCTTACATAAGGCTTTCGCCTTCGTTGTCTTCGTCCCCGCCCAAGTCTTCAAGCTCTTCGGCGGCGTCAAGTTCGCCCGCCCCGAATGCTTCACCCTTCTTGAAGAACTGGACAATTTGAAGACCGGCGGTTGTTCCCTTGCCCCCTTGGTTTTGCGTTGCGTCAAAGGCATAAACATCAATGACGGCGTAAACGTAATCACCGTCTTTGATTTTGTTGTCAATGGCGGCAAGCGCAACCTTGGGGTTTGTGTCAACCACTTGGGGCGGGCGGTCTTGTTGGGAAGAAGCGGCAATGTAAAATACCCCTTCCCCATAACCGTCGTAAGGTTCGTCCGTGGTTGCGTCAATCACGTCCGCCCCGTCACGAAGGACCCAATTGACATGCTTTGCCGGGACCTTGCCGAACTTTTCTTTCATCACGCTTTCACAAGCGGCAAGAATAGCCTTCTTGACAGCTTCAACCCCCTTGGAAACCTTCCCGTCAATCTTGACGGCGGAATCTTCCGAAAGAATGAAGTTTGCCTTGAATTTGGGTTGCCCTTGTCCCGACGCTTTAGGCGTGAAGAGTTGGGAAAACGACAAGCGGGCGTTCATCAGTGTAACTTTCATATTTTGATTTTCTCTTATTTTGTTTCTTTGGTTCCGGTGTCCAGAATGGACACTTGGGAAATTGGCGGGGTTGTGTTTAAAGGCTAGCAATTACACTCATAAGCCACAAGAGACGCCCCATAAATTTTACATCAAGTCTTCGCCGTCGTGGTTTGGCAAGACTTCTTCGGCGGCAATTTGAATGGCTTCCCGGGGGTCGTCCTCAAGGGCAAGGACCGGTTTTGCCGGTGCTCGAAAGGTCAATTCCTTGAAACGGTTTTCAAACCGGGTTGAAAGCTTTTGCCCCTTCAAGAGTTTTTCAGCTTGGGGCAAGGTAACAAGCTTCTTTGTGTAACGTTCGTCCGCCTTCAGCTTGCTTTTAAGGAGCGTATCGGCTTCCTCTTCGTCCTTCCATTGGCGGGGGCCTTGTTTGCCCTCAACAAGCTTCAAGCCTTCAATCCGCTTCCCGGCTTCAAGTGCCTTGTGCGCTTCGGACTCAACCGAATTCAACCATTTTTTAATTTCCGGGGCGAAGCGGACAATTGCGGCAAGTTGCAAGTCGTCAAGCGATTCGAAAGAAGGCTTTGAAATTTGCGGTTCCTCCGGGTCTTTTTCCAAGTGGTCCGCTTTCGAAAGGTCGTCAAGGAAGTCCAAGCCAACTTGCCGCATTGCCCCGGCGTATTGTTCTTGCCGGGCCTTGCAAAAACCTTTGGCCGGGCAAAACTGGCAAACTTCGTCCGAGGGGGCAAACTTCAAAACGTCTCGGTTGTCTTGGTCAATGTCAATTGCGGCTTCCAGAATGTTCCGCCCAAAATCCCGAAGGTCCTTCAAGCTAACCGCCCAAATCTTTGTTGGGGACCCTTCATAAGTCCGGGGTTGGAAGATTGTCATTGTTACAAGGGTTTCGTCGTTAAAGTCGTAAAGGTCTTCAAGGTGACGAATCAATGAAAGGGCGTAAGTCGCCAATTGCATATTTTCTTTTGCGTCCACAATCACGCCTTGACCATATTTAAGGTCCAGAATGTAAACCCGTTCGTCCGAAACTAAGGCAAAATCGACTGTCCCGGCGTCTTCCGGTTTGTAGAAAAGGGGAACCCGGGATTCGACAAACACCTTGTCCTTTTCGGTCGTCAAGCGTTCGGCAAATTCAACGTAATCCTTGACGTAAGGTTGCATGTCCCCGGGCACTTCCGAAATGTCATTGATTCCGTTTAAAATGTTTGCCGCCCAATCATGGGCAAGGGTGCCTTCGTCGGCATAAGTTGAAGAAGTGTCTTCCGGGATTCGGTCCGCGTTCTCTTGGCAAAAAGCAATTGAAGCGGTGCAATTGACCCAACGTTTAGCGGCGGAAGGGGCAAGGCGGGAATGTTGGTTTTGGTCGGTCATGTTCTGGAATGTTTAAATTTTAAAAAGTGCCGGGTTTCAACCTACTTCCCCCGGCTTCGGGTTTTTCTTGTGACCCCTACTAAGTCTCACAACCACTTTCGCGGAACGCTACGCAAACCATTTTGTCAACGGTGCTTCGGGCAATTTGGGTTAGTCGGTAATGTCCGCAAGCTTAACGCCCGCTTCTTCTTCAAGGGCGGACAGCATGGCGGCAAGGTCCCCGCCTTCCTTGTCAAAGGCGGTAATGTTCTTTGCTTCGAACTTCTTCAAGACCTTTTGAAGACCGGCTTTGTTGTCATTCTCGACAAGGACCCCGGCGACTTTTCGCAAGTCGTCCGCCGTCACTTCGAAAGCTTCGGATTTGTCGGAAGCGGTTTCTTCCTCTTCCTTGTCTTCGGCTTCCGGCTTCTCGGCGGGTTCCTTGTCCTTCTTTGAAGGTTTGGGCTTGTCCGCCTTCGGTTCCGGCTTCTTGGCGGGCTCTTTTGGAGTGGTCCCGGTTGCGGTTTGGCCTTGCTTCATTGCTTCGGCAAGTTCCCGGTTGGACGCGGCAAGGTCAAGCAATGCGACGGTGTTTTCCTGAATGGCTTTTTCAATGCTCATAATCTGATTTTCTGAAGGTTGTATTTTTCGCCCCGGAATTGGGACGACGCAAACAAAGAACGTTTTTTGTTTATCGGTCAAGCCCTAAAAACGTTTTTTTTTTATCCGATTGGTAAAAATGTAAGAATTTGCCGCGTTTCGGGACTATAAACAAAGCGAAAAACTTCAGGACCAACCCGAAGGACAACTTTCTTGTGTCCGTGCTTGTCCGTGACCACTGATTGAACTTTGTTTGCTTCGGCAAGCTCAACCATTGCGGACAGTTGTTCACCACTTATCGGGCGTCCGTAGCGTTGCCGAAAACGTTTTTGAGCATGATTCAAGCGTTCGCCCTTGGGCTTCTTCCGAAAAAGCGGCTTCTTGTGCTTCTTCCTCATTACAGAAGGTCCAAGGCGGGGTTTTGTTTGGCAAAGTCCCGGTCTTCCTTTTCGGCGTCCCGGATTGCCGCCATATCGACTTTTGAAGCAATCCACTTCAATTCAACTTCGTCGTCCGGCTTGACCCGGGGGCGGGCATGGACGGCGGTTACCCGGACGACAATTACGCCCCGGGGCGTGTTCACGTTGGCAAGGTCCCCGGGTTTCAGGTCAAGCCGGGTCTTGTAAGTGTATTTTTTCCCGTGGTTGCTCTCTTGGTCAAAGCAAACTGAAACCGTCTTTATTGCCGGGTCCGCTTGGCATTGTTTAAAGGTCTTGTTCATAGTAATTCACTTCCGTTTGCTTCGATTCGTTTCAGTAAGATTTGCCCAAGGTCAAGGTCGGCAATTGCCGAATCCGGGTTGACCCAAACTTGATGCTTACCCCCGGCAATGCTCATTCGCCCAACGTGCCTGAAGCCTTTGCAAAGTAAGACCGAATTCAGGACTTTGGGGCTTATGCGTTCCTTCGTTTCGTTGGTCACGATTTGCAAAAATTCGCTTGCCGAAATCAAGTCTTCCTGAACCGTCGGTTCGGACCCGTCGGCAATAAGGTCTTCAAGAATTGTTTCAAGTTCCGGCTTGGCGTGTTTTGCCATTTGGAAAAAGTAAGGTGTTTTTGGCGGGGGTGAATCCGGGCAAAAGTCTTCCGAAATTTCCCATTCTTCAAAGAACGCCCGAAGCCCGCCGAATTGCCCGGAGTCAACCAAGTCTTGCAAAGGACCAAGCTTGCCGGATTCAACAAGCCGGTCCGCGTCCCGTTCGGTTTGAATTGGGGAATAGACCACGAAATAACGCCGTTCCCTTTGTTCCATGGCTAGGGCGTCTTTATGGTTCGTGAACATAATATAATTTGTCACGTTCTCAACTTCCCGGTTGTCCCTGAACTTTTGGTTTATTGAAACGTGATCGTCCGAAATCGGTTCTTTAAGCTTGTTCATCACGTCATGCCGGGAATGACCGGTAACGCGGATTTCATTCAGGATTGCCAGTTGCGACCCATAAGCCCAATCATTGAAGCTTGAAAAGATTGCTTCAGGGTCAACCGTCTTAATGTTGCCCCGCCCGAAGACACCCCGCAACGCCTTTGCAAGAAGCCCTTTGCCGTTGCCTTGGGCGGACTGAATCAAAAACGCCCAACGAATCTTCTTGCCGGGGCTTTGGACCATGAAGGCAATAAAATCAAGCAAGCGGCGTTGATATTCCGGTTCCGAAATGAGCAAAGCGGCGTGTTTCTTGATTATTTCCCCCGCTTCGGTTGCCCCCGCCTTGTCCGGCTTGGCGTAGCTCTTGCGGTAAGTGTTGACGAACTTCTTTTTGTCTTTGGAAACAATCGTTTCGTCCGGGTTGGCGGGGTCGTAAGTGAAATCATAGACCCGGGGAATTTCCAGTTCGTTCAAGACAAAGTCTTGCGGGCGAATTGAAGGCGTGAACTTCCCTTGCCGGGACGTGTCCCCGCGTTCTTCAAGTTCTTTCGCGGAAGGCAAGAGTTTAACCCCAAAGGTTGAGTCAAACGAAGACCGGCTTACCTCTTCGCCCGTGCTTGTCCGGTAAAAGGTTTCCAGCTTTGAAACATAAGTAAGCCCCCGCGTCCAAGCCGGTGCCCCCTTCTCTTCTTCCTCTTGTTGTTGTTGCTTTTCCCGAATGTTCGCCTTCAGGCGTTTAAGTTGCCCGGCAAGCTTGGAAGGGGTGAAGTCCAATCCGAATTTGTTCTTTGCCCGGCTTTTGATAAGCTTCAAAAGCCCGTCTTCATAAACGGAAGTGATAAGCGGGGTTGTAACGATTTGTTCAAGTCCCCGGTCAACCAATTCTTCAAGCGTTTCCCGGGTATTAAGCCAAGTCCGAAGGTTTTCAAAATACCTTTGCGCCATGCCCGGATTTGTCCAACCTGCGTCTTTTGCCAGTTTGAACAAAGTCCTTATTGTGGTCGGCAACCGGTTTGTTGTGGCCCCGCTTGTGTGGTCCCAACGGTAACGGGCTTTTTCCGTCCCTTCGTAAGACTTGCCCCCGCTTGACCAACTGTCCCACAATTCAAAAGCTTCGTCGTCCCGGTCCGGGAATTGATGCCGCAACGCCATGGCACAACGAATCCAATCAAACATTGAACAATCCGGGGAAATCTTTGAAAGCGGTTCGGCAATGTCTTCCAGTTCAACCCCGTGGACCGGCGGGGTTAGGTATTCAAGCCCGTCCATGAACCCGCCCGCGTCCGGTTCCTTCCGGGCGGTTTGCTTGCCCCCTTCGTAACCGTCCAAAACCGACGGGTCAAAGGCGTTGCCCTTCCAATGGTAGGCAATGACCGGGTGATTGTGTTCAAGGTCCGTGTCGGCAAAGACAGTTGGTCGGAACATGGCTTGAGACACAACTTTTGATTCCCTTGTGACAAACGGCAACCCAAGCTTCGCCCCCAAATAGGCAACGGCGTCCGGGTAAAGTTCCGGGTCCAGATTGTCCGCTTCGACAACCAAGCGGACGCGGGGACGGTCCGGGGTATGGTTCAAGGTTGTGTAAAGGGCAAAGTTCCAACCTTCCAGAGCGTCAAAAAGCAAGCGGGGATTTTCAAGCAACGGGGCGGCGGGAAAGTTGCCGGTTTCGGCAAGACGCCCGGTCTTGAGGTCTTTTTTCTTTTCCGGGTCAATGTCGATGCAAAGCAAGTTGACCGCCTTGACGTTGGCGTTGTTCTTCGGGAACCCTTTTGGCCCTTTGTTCCTGAAACTTGCCGGGGTGAAATACCGAACAAACTTTACCTTCTTTTGTTCGGCTTCGGTCAAGCCCCGGTATTCGTCCGCCGTTACCCGCAAGCGGATAGGGGACCACAATTGGGAATCAAAGAAATCCTTGAAGGTTGTGCAGTCAAGCGGGCTTACGTGTTCAAAGAGCCCTTGCGCTGGATTGCCGCCGAAGAACCGGGGTCCTGATTTGTTCATGCTAGTTCTAAGCTATCGGGGTGACAGTTGGCGGCAAAAGGAGAAGTTTGGACAACTCTTCTTTTTGGTATTTCCCCTTTTGACAATATCCAAGCGATTGTCCGGGCATTGAATGTTCTTCCTTGGTAATTTATTACAAAACCTCTTTTTGTCGGGGTCCCCGCCGGGTGCCCTAGAACTCTTCCTTGTGCGGGGGTTCTCCATTCAACCCAAGCGGTTGGACCTTCAAAGACAAGTTTGAAATCCCTTTTGAAATCTTCGACTTCAAATGACCTTGGGGGCTCACAATATTTCTCAATGTAATATGAATCGGGCTTAGTTTCTGGCATAAGGCGATTGAAAAGCGGTCTTCTTTAAACTGTCAAGCCCCGAAAGTATTTATTTAATTATATTTTTAACTTCAAATTTGAAGAAATAATTTTCCCCCTTTTACTGGACAGACAGACAGATAAAATCAATCTAACGCGTGTGAGGGGAAGGGGAAGAAATAAGGTTTTTCTAGTGAACAAATACATGAACAAATTGTAAAAAATTTGTAAAGGACGTTTCGCTTCATATCACTTATATTGCGTTCTTAGCTGTCTGTCTGTCCGAAGCGGGTTTTGTTTTTAACGTCAAAAATGAAGAAATCTTGAAAAGCGGGCGTTTTAGGGTCCGGCTTTGAAGTGAAGTTCCGGCTTGCAAAAATGCGTATCTTTTGACCAGACTTTAAAAATGGCGAGTAAACACCGGAACCCGGCGAAACCTTTGAACCCAAGGCAAGAGCAATATTGCCAGAATATTGCCGGGGGGACCATGTCCAAGACTGAAGCTTATATGTCGGCATTCCCCCGGACCAAGAAGCGGGAAACCGCCCGTTCGTCGTATCAAAAGCTTGAAGCGGACCCCCGGATTCCCGCCCGGATTAAAGAGCTTCAGGAAGCAACCGAAACGGACCTTGTCTTGACCCGGCAAGAAAAGCGGGAATTTTTGGCAAGGATTGTCCGGGCGAATCTTGCCGAACTTGACGAATCTTCGGACCTTATTGAGTCTGTCACGCGGCGTTATGACAAGGAAGGGAACGAAACCGGGACAACTTACAAAATGCCGTCAAAAGCTCAATGTATCGAAATTGACAACAAAATGGCGGGACACAACGAACCGGAAGAAGTGAACCACAATTTTGAAGGCGGGGTAATGTTGGTTCCAACCGGCGGGGCAAGCCTTGACGAATGGGAAAAGGCGGCAATTGCCCAACAAGAAGCCTTGAAGGAATCCGGGCAAAAGAAAACCCCCGGCGGTTAAACCGGGGGCTTGTGCCGGTTCCCCGGCTTAATGGTAAGATGAAGTGTAAAGGGCTTTGCCGGTCCATTTCTTCCCAACCCCGTGGTCAAATGAAACATAAGGGTCATTGTCCCCGAAGGTCTTGACGGTCTTTTTGAAGGGTTTTGAACCCTCAACGAATTCAAAGCGGCGGGGTTGGGTGTAACCGCCGGACGGTCCGCCTTGATGGTCGGAATTGTTTTGGCAAACTTCCCGGACTTCAATTTGACGGTTCAGGACCCGGACAACTTGGAAGAAGTCAACGTTGGTTTGGTCATAGCCCCAAGAGTAAGAAATCACGTCCCCAACTTGGAAGAAATCACCGGCAACAACTTTCTTTTGACGGTTCCGGCGATCAATGCGGGATTGTTCCCGTTCGGCTTGGCGGTCAAAATAGAAGGTAACTGACTCTTCAACTTGTTTCATGGACCGGGCAAGGTAATTGGCGCAAGGCTTCGAAGCGTTGCCTTGCCAAACCTTGTAATGGATTCTTTCAACACCTTCCCGGGTCAAGTAAGTGCCGACGGCGGCAACCGCTTTGCATTTCTTTGAACGGAAGATTCGGAAGCCCTTTGCGGAAAGGACTTTGATTTGTGTTTCTTGGTCAAGGTGATATTTGCTTTTCATGCTTTAAACAAAAAACGTTTTTTGTTTAGCGGTCAACCCTTTTCTTGCAAATAAATGAAAAAAGTTTTCTTTCTGTCTGAATGACAGCAAATTTTGATTCAACGGATTGGATTGACGACGCAACCGACATTCTTAAAAGGTCTAATTTCCAATACATTCTTCTTACCGGGCTTAACCCGGACCAAACAAGGATTGACGGGAATATTGACCCAACCCCGGAAAATGAAGAAGCTTTGATTGAAGCGATCCGGGAACACTTCGAAGAGTTGAGAAAATAACATGCCAAACCGCCCGCCCAAAAAAGTAATTTGGAAGCCCTTGCCCGGGTCCCAATGTTTCGCCCTATCCGCCCCGGTTGACCATATAATGATTGACGGGACCCGGGGCGGGGGAAAGACGGACGTTCAGATAATGCGGTTCCGGCGTCATGTCGGGCAAGGTTACGGTGGATTTTGGCGGGGCGTGATTGTCGGGCGGTCTTACAAAGCCCTTGACGACATTGTTGCCCGGTCAAAGCGGTGGTTCCCCAAGTTCGGGGACGGGGCGAAGTTCAAGGCTTCCCAAAGCTCTTACAAATGGGTTTGGCCGGGCGGCGAAGAGCTTCTTTTGCGGGTCATGGAAAAGCCCGAAGATTATGAGAAATTTCACGGGCAAGAATTCCCCTTTATCGGTTGGAATGAGCTTACACAATGGGCAACTTCTGAATGTTACGACTTGTTAATGAGTTGCAACCGGTCTTCATTCATACCGGCGGAACATTCCCCGGACCCGGACAACCCTTTGCCGGAATTGCCTTTGACCGTCATTTCAACGACAAACCCAAGCGGACCCGGGCACAACTGGAACAAGAAGCGGTTTGTTGACATTGCCCCGGCGGGCAAGGTGGTTCGGAATACAACGCGGGTTTACAATCCCCGGACCAAGGAAGAAGAAGACGTTGTGAAAACCCAAGTCCGGCTTTTCAGTTCCTACAAAGAAAACCGGTATTTGTCCCCGTCTTACATTGCCGACTTGAACAACATTACGGACCCGAACAAGCGGAAAGCATGGCTTGAAGGTGATTGGAACGTGACGGCGGGCGGGGCTCTTGACGATCTTTGGGACAACCAAATTCATATTCTGGACCGGTTCCCGGTTCCCGACAATTGGCGAACCCGGCGTTCTCACGATTGGGGCTCAAGTCACCCATTTTCAACCGGCTTTTGGGCGGAATCCAACGGGGAAGAAATCGAAATTGACGGGCGGAAAATGTCATTCCCGAAGGGGTCCTTGATTCGTTTTGCTGAAGATTACGGGGCGGAAGGGCGGAAGGACCCCAACGGGCAAGTTGACTATTACGGGCATAACGTCGGTTTAAAGCTTCCGTCCGGGGAAGTTGCCCAACGGGTCAAGGACCTTGAAGAGTCCCTTTTGCTCTTGGGTTGGATTTCAAAGCCGGTTGACCCGGGACCGGCGGACAACCAAATTTTTGACGTGAACGACAAAGAAAGCGATTCGATTGCC